GGCATTGGACTGCCGATTTTTGTCTGACTGCTCGTCACGTTGAGTGCAGTCGGATCGCTTTCGTCGGAACTATTTGACCCTTTGTTCAGTAATGTGAGCAAAAACGTCGATACACCCCAGCCAATATATTTATTTAATCCCATAAACCCACCTCAAATATCAATGGTTCCAACAAAGCCATCTGTATCTCGTTGAATAACCAAATTATCAATCCAATAGGCGCCTTTTCCTGTTGGATTTTTTGTCGAATCTGTTGGCGCTACATATGGCACGCCGGAAAAGTTTTCGCTGTTTTTATACCGCAGTGCACACGTTTTAAAAAGTGAATCGCAGCCAGGTAAAACGGTTACCGTATTTCTGGGTGCCGTCATAAATGGATATTTTAGCAATATGCAATTTCCTTTGTGAAATGCAATCATGCGCACTGTATCGTTATAATACAAGCGTCCACCCATAAAATAACCATCTGCGAATTTAGAAAAATCATTCGAATATACCTTTAAGCCATCTACTTGATCAATAAATGCCTGCAGCGCATAATCTTCACGCTTTAAACAACAATTATGATCAAAAATAACATGATTGCAATAATATTGATTCATTCCATTTGGCAGCTCTTTATTGAGCCAATTCTCCATAGTGGCCGTCAGTTCGCACTCTGAATCTGAAAAATGGGCTTGACCAATACGTGCGTAAAGCTCAATATCAAACCGACTCGTATCCGGCTCATGGAGCCGATACACGATGCATGTAACCGGAATTTCTGGTGGTGCGCCTTGAAATAATTTTGCAATTGGATGATCTTTACTGACTTTAATAATAGCGCTTTCCGCGCTGCCGGAACTGCCTGGTTTAATGGCATTGCGTGAAATCACTTCTGCATAATATTTTTCTGTTCGTAGAACGTTTCCCTTTTCCATGATTTGCAGCTCAATATCTTTTACCGCACTGGTATAAAGATATTGCATATCGCCATGAATAAATTTATAACATTCAACGGGAATCCCGTCTTGCACGGAATTTTCGTATGAATCAATATTGCTTGGCATTAAGCATCAACCTCCTGAAAGCTCATCTGTATTGTCGCAATGCCAGTCGTTTCATAATCTGTTGTTAAATCATCACTTGCAAAACGGCATCGAGCAAAAAAAGAAATCATTCGGACACGTTTTATCCGAAGATCATGTTTCAGCGGTTCATCCAAGTAAATTTTGCCATACGTACCTGTGTCATCAGTCGAATAGCCTGCAATGGATAAAACCTCAGAAGACCCATCTATATAAAACAGAATGATATTTTTTCGCCGTGAAGTTTTTGCATAGTACTTCCAAAATTGATTAAACTTCGTCAGCAAATATGTTTGACCGCTTGGCTGATCACCAGCAAGTTCAATATCATTGAGCCACGTCGGTACCCAAAATGATTTCCACCGCCCTTTTTGCCGCATGAAAAAGCGCTGCATATTATATATTTCGGCTCGACTGATGCCAGCAAGTTTAATATCTCGTGATTCCGTTGGATTGTACGATTTCAAATCAAATCGGAATACACCAACGTTGTAATCGAGCCGATTTGCATTGCGGGTAAATTTCGCGGAAAGATCATCTTCCCATTGTGGCATATAACGAAAAACTTCTGCGCCAAAGTAAGAGCCTGGTATACCTTCTCGAAATTGCGATTCAATCGGCATTTTCTCATCATGAAATTCATCCCAGGCTGTTGGGAAATTTGGAGCATTTTGATTTTGTATAAGCTCCAAATTCAGTGTCAGTTCTGTAGCCGAAGCCTGCAAATTGGTATAGCTTGAATCTTGTTGCAATACACCATAAAATACAGGAATGGCCATTGTAGAATCGGCCATCCAATTGGATTTTAGCTGTTTTTTTAGTCCCAGTGCACCGTTTGCCGTAATGTAGTTCAGATCATATTTTACGCCACCGGCTTGATCATCCGTCCAAAGTTCTACCGCGCCTATATTTCGAAAACCCCAAAGTCCATGCGTTGGAACAGTTACCGCACTTTGTCCAATGTATTGCTGCTCAGAAAGTCGACAAGCAGCATGCCAAAGTGGAAACTGTATCAATTGCGTTTGTGCTTGATAGGTAAGCATTCGCAAATACTGGCTTTGCCAGCTTTCTATACCAATATAATCATAAGCAATATACCGCCGAGGCTCGCTGCGCAGTGCCATACGTTGCTCACTGTTATCCCACGCTGTACAAATCTGCGTGAGATAGGATATTTTTTCCGTTATTTTTTCTGCCATAACTCACGCTCCCCAATTTGGTGATAAATCAAAAATTTTGTCTTCGATTTCTATGTGATTTGTTCGTTGCAGCCATTTAAACATGGTCCATAGCATCCAAGGTTCATAGCAGTGTCTATCTCCCAAAAGCAAGCTGGCTGACAGTGTATAAAGCATGAGGCTCTGTCCAATAGCCGTAAGCGTTGCTGTTTTATTCACTTGAACCGGTGCGCCATTCATTGAAATCGATGCGACTTGCAAATTTTGTGGAAAGATCCCACTTTGTGCTAAATCAACAAGCAGGACCTGTATAAAACTGCGTAAATTTTCTACAGCACCATTACATCGATAATCATCCGCCCCCATATCTCGTATAAACCAACTTTGCAGGCGAGTATAAGCTACATGGCAAATCATCGATAACGTTCGTTCGAATTCGCCCCATTGCACAAGCATCATGGAACTATTTTGTATAGTCATCTGCCTAGTTGCAATCACAAAAACATCTGCCGTATAACTTCCATCGATCACATAGGCAAATTGATGACTTTCTAAAACTTCAGCACTCACGGCCAAATCACACCAGGCTGTTATACTTCGCGTAGAAACGATCATCTCTTTGTCATCGGTAATTGTCAAAAGTTTACGGCCAATATTCCAAACGTAAGAATAGCCTATCGTTAAGTTATCCCATACGACTGGCACTGTATCACCAAATAAAATATCAATGGTATCTGTAAAATCAGGTGTGGCTTCATCTCCATAAATAACAATTGTATTATTTTGACCGATCGCACCAAGAGGTTTTAATTTCGTACTGCAGTAAGGCTTCGGCGGACGTCCCAAGCTCTTATTTATGGAGCCAAAACCTACAAACTCCTTCAATGTTTGCGCTGTAGCCATACATTTACCTCCTTACTGCTTGACTGAAAATCCATCCATTCCAAATTTCCCGCGCCGGCGAGTATAAGGAAAGACCTGATGGAGTGCACCAGATTTTGGATAGCTGATTTCATAAGTCTGTGCCGGTGAAATGTTTCGCATCGAAATAAAATAAAATCCCGGTACATATCCGACCGGGCTGAAATTTCTTAAACCATCTGGATCGCGAAGCGCATAAACCACCAAGTTCATATTTACGGTTATGCAGTTTAATGTATTTACATTTCTTCCGCTATCTGTCGTATTTTCACTCTGCAGATCCGTATAATCCGAAATAAATGCATTCCATTGACTCCCTATAACCTCACTGGTTTTAACTGGCAATGCCAATTGTTTTCCTGTATAAGCATAGGAAATATTACTGCTGTCTTGTGGCCCAGCACTTGCCCATAAGACGGATGGCAAGCGAAGCGGTGCCGCATCAATGTCTGCCTGCAAAAATGTATTTGCATTGGTCGTCATAGCAAAAAGTGGTGTGCTCTCCGCTTCAATAGCGGTCGAATCAAAAACAGTCGATGCAGTAAACATATTCACACTGTTACGCGTTCCAGAGAAAATAATACCCCCGTCCCAGTCGCCAATCTTTTCTAAATAGCCTGCAGCAAGATGTTGAAATACCCCATCTGTTTCAACGCTAATTAATAAGAGCGGCGCTGGATCCAGGATTGAATTTATATAAAGTGTATGATTGCCTGCTGGGTTTATTGGAATCCCGACACCAATCACTTGCTGGGTACCGACATGTACTGGCGCATTTGGTTGATCAAACCATTTTCCCGATGCGGGTTTATTCGTATGTGCTGTACTGCAGACAAGACCTATGCCATAAGCATTGTTATCATTTTTTTGTGTATCAAATATTTTCTTTCCATTTGCACTACGGAAATTAACGAATACAGTACTATTGGGACTCGACAAGGATAACTTCACTCCATCTGATCCACCGCTGCCATCGATCGACAAGTCATCAACATTATTTTCAAGAACCGTCCACCCCTGTGCTGCTGCAAACTCACTGATTTTTGCCAAAATACTTACAGCGTTCGTAAGTCCCGTATATTTTTGATAGGCCATATTATTCCTCCAATCGAATCAAAAGATTCATACTTTTTGATAGTTTTTCTATACGTCGTTCTTTAGCCAAAAGATTGTCTACATTTTCATCATAGACGACACCCGCATGGCCTTCTATGTGGAACTTACGCCCTTCCCATCCATTCGGAAGCATTAAGCATTTTTTCCCATCGATCGTGATTTCTCCATATCGAATTACTGGTCCACTTGGAAAATATAAATATGGCAAGCGGCCAAGTATATTGGTACGTTCTGTATCTGCTTCAAATAGTTCGATCGGTTCCAACTTATAAACCCACTTATCTGCAGCCTTTTCATAAACGTGTGAGAACTGCGTCACTTCGCGTTCTGTAGGCCTAATAAAATGCTTCATATTTACAGGACGTGATGGCTCCGGACGTAAAAAATGATAGGAAGGAATATCGCCACTACAAACATGCTCCGGAACTGCATTCAGCCCCTGTACATAATTTGCAAAACTTTGCCAACGTCCATCTGCTAACATGGCCATGACCGATGCCGGACAATTTTCAAAATCTTGACTAACAGCCGCGAAAGGTGGAATTCCATGAACTAAGTTCCAATTATTGGGCTGATAATTTACTTGCAGTCCAGTTACTGGTGTCGGTGTACGTTGACCGGATGAATACCATACATTCGTTCCTGTTTTCAGCAGTCCGGACGTTCCACCAACTACAACAGCTGGCAGGGCATATTCTTGATTGTCGTAAGGCTCAAATAAGCCAGTATATGCCACGTCCCATTGTTCAGCATTATTCATCACGATAATAAGTCGCTGTGCATCCTTAACGAACCAGAATTTAAAGTTTCCAATTGATGGACCAGCGTAATCCATACTAAGAGTCGGATAACCAACGCCTGGCATTAGTGGTGGGTTGAAGTCACTTTTATTGTAACTTCCATTGATCATATATTGTATTGGGCGCATTGAAATATTCGTAAAATCCATACCACCAGCCTGTTCATGCCAGTCAAGATTCTCACTATATTGTTTAAATATTCCTAAATGCAGCACCTTTGCTGAAGAAGTAAAAATATCTGGTATATCTGCAAATGCATACGATTGCCCCTCTATTCTCAAACCGTTAGAAATCCTAGAAAAATCTTGACCATTCTTCCCTAGACCTTTTTGATTCCATGCAAAATAAGTCGCTAAATTTTTCTTTTGCAAAAACCAATCTGCGTAGCTTTTCCCTTTTTCAATTGAATTTGGCAATAACCCAATATAAAAAGACTCACCGGAGTTTCTTCCGTGAGCCTTTAGAATCGTACCGCGTGGCCATACTTCATTACGAATAAGCTGCCAAGCATCATCACCGTGTATTGTTTTATCAGTTGTCCAAGTAATCAGTTGACGGATTAAATCGGGGAAATCGACCGCTAACCCCTGTATATACTTCATGGCATCACGACCATTCCATGGCATGGTAAGCATCGTCATCACGACGATACACATTATTAAAAATCTTATAGACTTTATCTTTATAAACAACATTATTCTTTACAGCAAGATCTGCACGATTTCCAACCCAATATACACCATCAAACTCTCCAAGCATTCCAACGGGATCTGTTTC